GTCTTCGGTGTCTGCAACGCGACGCCCGGCGTCGTGACCGTGATCTCGAAGATCAAGGCGCGGCAGTACGACGACCCGAAGCTCGGCGCTCAGGTCTACCAGTACGACATCTGGCGTTCGCCGTTCTCGAACATCCAGCAGACGTCTGGCAACCTCAACCTCGGCGTGATGCGCGGTCTCATGAAGGAGAGCTAACCTCTCCTTTTCGGAGGCGACTCCCATGTCTGACTCGTTCGCGTCCCGGTTCATGACGCCGGAGGAGAAGCAGGCGATGGTCGCCCGCGACCCTCAATCAGCTCAGGCACTCCACAACGGGCCGCGGACCGGGTTCGCGCACAATTGTTACGCTGGCGGGCTCGGGATGTTCTTTCAGAAGACAATCAAGAACACGATCCTTGAGAAGTTCCTCGACCAGGCGTGGCAGGGGTTCCTGAAGTATCGGTGCGCCGGGTCTAAGGCAGCGTATCGTGAGGCAAAGAAGAACCCGGATGCCGTCTTCCAGTACGACGACCACCTCCTCGCGCTGCTCAACCGCGTCATGAAGGACTCGATCCGGGAGCACCACACCGACAACGACGCTGTCCGGAAACAGCAGCTCATGCGGCAGGCGACCGACATCACGCTCACGCTCCTGAACGAGGACATCTACTACCGCGCCCGGGCGAAACTGCACCTCCGGGACGTGCTCGCGGCGGTCGCCGAGCACCCGGAATACCTCGACCTCTCGCCAGCGGAGGCGGAGAACATCCGGAGGTGGAACGGGTGCAGCCCGTGATCGATCCCTGCCGCCCGGCGACGGCGCGGGCGTTTGAGGGGGCGACCGGGCTCCCGTATCCTGCCGGCATCTCGGCGATCACCGATCTGCTCTTCGGGGGTGACGAACCTGCCGACGAGCGGTAACGTCCTCGCTCTGGTTCCGATGCTGACGCCCTACACACCGACCTCGGTGCAGTTCGATTTGCTCTACCCCTACGCCCTGGAGGAGTTCCGGGGCGACGATCCGGGATGCAGTAAGACCGGAGCCGAACGGGCGCTCGCCTACCTCATGGCCCACTATCTCGCCGGCGGGGAGGACCAGATCGGGTTCTCCGGCGAGAAGATCGACGACTACAGTTACACCGTCGCCGGGCCGGCAGCGACCTCGTCCCGGTGGTACGTGTTATACCGGCAGCAACTCGACCGGTGCCGGGATGCGCGAGCGATTAGCCCTGTAGGGCTCACCGGCGTGCAGCACGCGGACGCGACCGGGCTCAAGGACCTGCACCTCGACCAGAACCCCGTCGTGCGCGCGAGGGAGGGATTCCGATGAGTCTACCTGAGGGGAGCGCTCTCGGCACGCTGACTGACCGCGAACTCCTCCTGATGGTCTACAGCAAGGTCGACACGATCGCCAAATCGCAGACCGATATCGAGTCTCGCGTCCGGGTCCTGGAAGCGCAGAGCAACCGGACCCTCGGCCTGATGGCGGCGACCGGGGGGGGTTCAGGAGCCGTCGCCGGCGGCATAGTCGCAGTGATTATGAAACTCCTAGGGGGGTTCGGATGAGCCTGGCGGGCCTTCTGAACCAGGAGGTGCGGATCAGGGCGCGGACCGGCACCACCTACACCGGCGATCCGGAGTACGCGGCAGCCGCTACCTATCCGGCCCGGATCTCCTACAAGCCGCGCCGGGTCTTCATGAACGGGGTTGAACGGACCTCGACTGCTCGGATCACCGTTGCGGTCCCGGTCTTCGACGAGGACCTGATCGTTCTGCCGGACGGCACCGAGCGGGGATCGCTCCAGGTCAAGCGCACACACGGAGGCGGCGGGACGTTCCACCATTCGACCATCGACATCTGAAAAAAGGAGGAAACAACAGCAATGGTAAACCGAGTATCAGGGGAAATCCACAAAAAGGGAGGCATCCTCCAGCAAACGTTCGGCGAGACCGTCGCGAACGCGTACGGGCTTGTCTTCTACCAGGCGGCCGACGGTAAACTCTACCGGGCGCGGGCGAACGCCGAAGCGACGGTCGCCGGCGTCCTTTACCTCTGCGCTGACGCAGCCACGGTCAAGGACACCGTCGGCAACGCTCTCGCCCAGGGCCGGGCCGAGAAGACCGGTTGGTCATGGGCCGTGGGAAAACTGGTCTATGTCTCACCGACCGCGGCCGGGGGGTTGACGCAGACCGTGCCGACCGGGACGCAGAAGATCCGGCCGGTCGGGTTCGCGACGAGATCCGATCAGATCGACTTCCGGCCCCTGTGGGGCACCGGAGCGACCTACGAAGTCAACTTCCCCGACATCCCTGCGTCGCATGGCGACATCCTCGTCCGGAGCGCGACCGCATGGGGGGCCGTGCCCGGCACCACGATCGGCGCACACCCGCTCGTCCCGGACCTGATCAACCGTGTCGTCTACGAGAAGGACGCCGCCGGAAATACCCTGGAAATCCATCAGGTATATCTCCCGATGTTCGAGACCGCGGGCCTCCCGCAAGAGAATTTGAACGGCATCCTGTGCGGCGATACCTGGTATGATAAGTATTTCGCCTGCGAACCTGACGCGACCTCGACCTCATACGGCTCGACCAGCCGAAACAGCCCCGGCCTAGTCGGTGCGGCCTCCAAACCGCACGTCGTCCCGTGGACGGACATCGATTGGTACAACGCCAAAAAGGCGATCGAGAATCGCGGCGGGGAGAACAACCGGCGCTCCGGGTCCTGTGTGGCAGCCAGTAGCGCATCGGCGTTCTATGTCGTGAGTATCGGCGACCTGATCGGCAAGCGTGTCTACATCGAGCAGGGTGGCGTGCGATACGTCCGCCGGATCATCCAGACGGGCGGCGACGCCGACGCCGACGCCAACGCCGCGAAGCGCGTCGAGATCTATCCAGCGCTCCCCGCACCGATCACCTCGGCAGATACCTACGAGATCCTGCACTACTACCTCCCCGGAGGGAGAGAGTGGTTCGATCTCTGGGCGTGGGCTCACATGAACCGATACCATTACGGGCTCGGTTGGCCGAAAGGTAACACCAACTGGGGCAAATTCCACGGTGACCCCCGCGAGAGAGCCTATGAGGGGATCCCGGACCCGGTACGACCTGGATATCAGGGCAACGCGGTTGCCCGAACCCTCACAGGGTCTGGACCGCTCAGTTGGAGTCTCAACGGCAAGGAGTCTGGCATCTGGGACCTGGTGGGCAACTGCTGGGAGTGGGGCGATCTCCTGATCGGAACGAATGCAGATCATACGATTGACCCGGAGTACCCCGGAGCGGGACACGTCCTACCGACCTCCAACGGAAACATCTCGGCGTTGTACGATCCTGCCATCGACGGCGAACAGTCCCTGGGCGCGGAGATCTTTGCCCCGAAGGCGACCGGCAGCGCGAACGCAGAGTTTGATGCCGCATATTACTGGCAGGTCGCAGGTCTGCGTGCCGCGTTACGGGGCGGGAGTTGGCTCAGTTCCACGGGTTGCTCCTTGGCTACGTTGATCGTGAGCTACGCCCCGTCCTACGCGCACCACAACATCGGCTTCCGCGGAGTCTGTTGATCTGGAGGTCTGACGCATGGTGGGGCAACACGACCGGCTGAAAATCTGGCAGAAATCGTACGACCTGGCGAAGGATCTGATGCAGGTGACTGAACGATTCCCGCGCCCGCAACAGCGGGACGGGTTAGTTCTTGGCCGACCATCTGCACCTGCAACTCCACCAGGTCAAACAAACCCTGACTCCGGTCGATTGCGGCGTCAAGTACCTCGGATACAGGGTCTACCGTGACTACATCAAAGTCCTGTCGCGGAACGTCCGGAGGGCCTACAAGCGCCTGGAACAGATGGAAGCCGGGACATTCGACGGCGACGCTCGCACTTCGATCGCGTCCTGGATCGGCTACACGAAACATGCGGATTGCCACGGTCTCAACTGCCAGATCGCCGAACGACACCCATTCCTCCGGGTCGCATTCGACCCGGTTGAGGTGACTGAATGACAGGGAAACAGATTATGAGAGTCCACACGGCCGTCGGGGCCGAGGAGATCGACGCCGACCGCCTCCTGGTACAGAACGACGAATACGTATTCCTTAACGGGAACGAGGAGATCCTGCGGGTCAAGATCGCGGATATCGTGATCGCGACTGACCCTGAGACCGGGGAGGAGATCGGCGGGATCGAGACGGTCTACAGCCGGAGTTAAGATCATGGCCAAACCGAGCGTGAAGGCAGCATTTGTCGATGGCGACCGGACTCTGATCGCGAACCTGGAGGTCTACAAGGACCGGATGACGGACGCGGTTGCCGACGGTATGCGGAAGTTCGGCGGCCGGGTGGAGGGCGAGTCAACCCGCTGGTGCCCCGTCGAGACCGGCGAACTCCGGTCCCGGGTCTTCAATGAAGGCCCGCTGCTCGACGGCGACACCTACGTGCAGGTGGTCGGCTACGAGAAGTTCGGCGCAACCTGGGAGAAGGGGAAGGCATATGCGGTCCCGGTCCACGAGCGGACCGGCGTCCACCACCCGGTCGGGGAAGCCAAGTTCTTGGAGAACGCCGTGAACGCGCTCTCCGGAGAATACGCGAAGTATCTCCAGAAACTCCTCGGGCAGGTGAAACCGTGAGCGTCGGCGACGACTTCGTGCAGTACCTGACCGGGCTCGGGATTGGCACACCCGGCGTCAGCCTGTGGCTCGGGGGAGTCCCGGACCGGGCGGCCGCGATCACCATCGTCGAGACCGGCGGCCCCGCTCCGTATCACGACTACGGGCCGGGCGAGGTGATCGATCGGCCGTCCGTGCAGGTGCTCGTCCGCAACCCGGCCTACCTGCTCGCCCGCGACAAGGCCGACCAGATCCGGGCCGCGCTCGACGGGCTCGCGAACTGGCCGATCAACGGCACCCGCTACCTCTCCGTATCGGCGATGAGTGATCCGGCCTACCTCGGCAAGGCCGCCACGAGCCAGGGGGAGACACATGAGTTCAGCCTGAACTTCGCCACGATACGCGAGCGGGCGGCGCCGGTCATCGGCCTGTGCGGCGCCTACTATGACCTATCGAGGTGGCACACTCCATGATTGGCAAAGGCTCCATCTTCTACGACGTGACCGCCGGCGTCACCATCGCCCCGGTCTCCGCGATCGGCCGGCTCGACCTCGAACGCAGCGAGATCGAGACCACGACGCACGGACCGCGGGAACGCCGGACGCACCGGGTCGGCCTGAAACGGGACGCCCCGGTCACCGTCCGCCTGAACTACCGGGAGAACGACGAACCGGCGGTCCGATTACTCGACCGCTACGAGTCGGGTGAGTCCGCGGAATATGCTCTGATCTTCCCGGACCACTCGGCGTATACGTTCGAGGCGTTTGTCTCCGCGCTCGGGCAGGAGACTCCTCGTGACGGGCTGATCCATCGGTCGTTCCGGTTCTTACCGACCGGAGTGACCGAACCGCGCCTGTCTGCGATCGCTTTCTGCGGCGACTACTACGATTACTCACAGTGGTCCGCCCCTGGCGACGACTACCCGGCAGCACCGGCCGGGGTATGCCCGGTGCAGTTTGACATCAACAAGTGGTATACATGACGACCTACATCGGCAAGACAACGACTATCGCAGACTCCGTCGGCGTCATCGCCAACGTGGACGCGATCGGTGACCTCTCGCTCACCGCAGATGAGATCGAAGACACCGTCTACGGCACCGGCGGGTGGAAGACCTTCGTGCAGGGCCTCAAGGACGCCGGCACGTTTGACCTGACCGTGAACTACAACAAGGACACGAGCGGGAACACCCGGCTGACGCAGGCGTTTGTCAGTGGGGGCTCGGCGCAGTACACGATCACGTTCCCGGACTCCTCGACGCTTATCTTCACGGCGTTTGTCTCCGGGGTCGGGATCGCCGTCCCCAAGGACGAAAAAGTGCAGCGGACGTTCACCCTGCGGATCGACGGCAAGACGCCGCCCGCGTTCAGTGAGGCGTCCTCAACATGATCCCAAACGTGACCCGGGAGATCGGAGGGGTGAACTACACCCTCCGCTTCTCTGCCGGGACCTCGATCGCGATCGAGCGAGAGTTCGAGACGAAGATCACCGATCTCCCGAAGGTGCTCGGCGACGATCCGGACGTCACCATGACTGCGAGGATCGTGAAATTCTGCATGCGGAAAGACGGCAAGATGTTGACGGACGCGGAGTTTGACGAGATCCTCGACAACATCACCATCGAAGAACTTGCGGAACTCCTGAACGACGCGATGCAGTCGGCCTCGACGAAGAAACCCGCTGGTGATACGGGAAACTGAAACCGTTCACCGGGTGGATGCGCGAGTACCTCGACCTTGCCGCGGAGACCGGGTACTTCGATGATCCACGCATCCTCTATGACCTGACGCCGGCGGAGATTGCGATCACGATCGCCGGCAAGGCCGCCCGCGACCGGCAGCAGCAACAGATGGAGAACGTCCGGGCCGGGACGGTTGCGGCCGCGATCTACAACTCGCTCCGGCAGAAACGGACGGACCGGGTGTGGACATGGAAGGACATCTTCCCGGACACGACGCCAAAACAGCCGCAGTCGCCGGAGGAGATGAAACGACGATGCAAAGAGATAGCACTGATATTTGGTGGGACGGTAACGACACATGGCGCTGAACGTCGGGAACCTCGTAGCGACACTGAGTCTGGATAAGAAAGGGTTCGATACCGGGATCGATGGTGCGAAGCAGAAGACGGGCGAGTTCACAACGAGGTTCTCTGACAAACTCTCCTCACTCTCGCCCACACTCGCTACAATGGGGGAGAAGGTCAAAGGGGCCACCTCCGGGATTGCGTCAAAACTCTCTTCGCTCTCACCCACGATCGCCGCGGTTGGCGACAAGTTCAAAGGGGTTACAGCCGGGATCAAGGGCCATCTCTCCTCGCTTGGAACGCACTTCGACGCAGCTAAGATCAAATTAGCCGGGATCGCCACGAGCGTTGCCACGACGATGAAGTCTCTCGCCCTCCCGATCGCCGCAGTGGGGGCGGCTGTGGGCGCAGCGGCAGTCTACGGCGTCAAGAAGTTTGCGGACTTTGAGCAGGGGATGAACCAGGTCTTCACGCTCATGCCCGGCGCGTCCGCCGAGGTGCGGAACCAGATGATCGCCGACGTCAAGAAGATCTCGTCGGAGATGGGGATCATGACCGACCAGACGATCCCCGCTCTCTACGACGCGATCGGCGCC